GCTGTTCTACCTTTAAAGCTTTCAATCATCTTTTGAAGATGTGCGTCATACGCAAGTCTTTGCTTTCTTAAACGTTCTGTAGCATCGCCTTTGTATAAAGCTTCTTCCGTTGTTTCTTGAGGAGCAACAGGAATTTCTGCAGGCTGATTGACTGCGTTTAATCCACCTTGAATATCTTCATCCATTATGAATTCCTTTTTGCTTTATTTTTTAAATATTTTTTAAAGTTTTCAGGCACGGGTTTTACTTTACCACCTTTAGCGTAGCCAACTGTACCACCTTCTGCAAGTGGCAAGCCAATGCTTCGACCTAAACTCATAAGTTGGTCAAAAGCCGCTTGTGGTAAACCTAAAATACTAGCTAAACCTGATTGTTGTTGTGTAGTTCCTGTAGTTCCTGTTGTACCTGAAGGTGTACCCATAAATGCACCAAGACCTGTAAGTAAGCCACTGATTTGTGATAGTGGGCTTAATGAATATTGTCCTGCTTGCCCTGGTCCAACTTTCTGTAAAGTTTCGCCTGAGGGGACATTTAATCCTTGAAATAGTTTAGCAAGATTTTGAGCTTGAATCATTGGGTAGTCTAATTGTTTTTGACCTAACGCTTGTTGTTGAGCACCTAAGTCTTCAAGTGTCTTTAAACCGCCTGTACCAATACTATATTGTTGTTGAGCTACGTTACCTAAGCCTTGACCTGCTTGTAATTGACGGCTTAAATCAGCCTGAGCCGCTGTCATTGCAGTATTGTAACCTGTGTTTAATGCATTGTATTGTTGACCTGTTAAGTTACGTTGCATTTCAGCTAACGTTTGACCTGTTGCGTTTGCTTGGCGAGAAGAACCAAAACTACCTGATCCAACACCTGCACCTCTTAATGCAGGTAAAACACTACGTTGAATGTTTTGATTTTGTAAGCGAGCCATTTCATCCACAACGTTTGTTGTGTATGGATTCATGTATGCGCCAACCATAGAAGGAGCGGCTGTTGTACCTGAAGCGCCTAATAAAGAAGCCGCGTCACCTGCTGTTTGTGCACCGCTAAATGCCGCGTTTGGTGCCATTTGAAATGCTTGTTGTTGTAAAGGAGAGAAACCTGCAACACCACCTTGTTGAACAGCGTTTGTACCTATATTAGCTATGTCTTGTAAATAGTTAGTATAAAACTCAGGTAAGACCTGTTGTTTCTGTTCTGTAGTGGTTACGGTAGGTAACGGCGCGCCTTGAAATATATCAGCCATTATTTTGCTCCTTTAAGATAAGCCAATGGAGATTTACTCTTTGGCGGTATTTTGTGTGTAGGTGCGCTACGTTTATGTGCGCGAATATTTTCTCTAAATTTATCTAACATTTTAGCACCTGCTTTGTTAGATCCATTACCTAATTGTGCTACTGTCTCTGCATCGATAACATATTCACCGTCAGCAAGCATGGCAGGAATGTCATCAGATTGACCATCTCCTTCACCTTGTACATAAGCACCTTCTCTGTAATCTTGTCTGCCTTGTACTATAGGTACATTAGGGTTATGTCCTTCGGGTACAGGAATGTTTGCATTTCCGTGTGGTGAGCCACCTTCAGCAAGCATATATGGTTGTCTTGGCGTCATGCTTAAACCTGATAACAATGGATTGCGTGCACCACTGTATCTGAATGTTGGCGAGTCAGAAAATGGTGGAGGTACAATATCAGTTGGTGCTGAAGTTGTTACTCTTTCATAAGGTAAAGGTGTACTGCCTGTCATAGTTCTAATTGGGAAGTCTGTTGAATCGTCATAAATATTACCCATAGCTAAAGGTATGTCTACAGGCATGTCTTGCACAATAGAATCAGTTGCATATGCTTTAGGATCCATTGAATATAAATATTCATAACCCTCAGGGCTTATATATGTAGATCCATCAGGGCTTGTTACGGCATATTTTTCATAGAATGCATTAGCTTCAGGACTGTTATAAGCCATGTTATAGCCTTTAGTTCCAAAGTAATTGTTCATAGTTGCCATACCAGGCTGTGCTATTAATCCTTCGTGAGCTGTAACATAGTCAGGATTAGTTGCGTCATATAAAGATGTCACTGCTAAATCAGACAATCCACCGTCAGCAAATTTTCTTATCGCTCCACCTTTTTTAGAATTTAATACTTGCGATGGATTTACGTCAGAGCCATAAGAATAATAAGATGATGAAGCTTCAGGTGTTGTTACAGCTAAACCACTCATAGGAGCTACACTAGCTTGTGTAGTACCACTAGGTGATACAACTTGTTGTGCTGTAGGTGTAGTTGTGTTTGTTGTTGTGTCATACACCAAATCGCCGTTAGCGTTGTAAATGTTACCGTCAGCGTCTTGGAAGTACTGTGGTGCTGATGCTGTTGGAGGTGTTATTGTTGGCGTTGTACCTGTTGGCAATCCACCTGTAGGTGTTGTTGGTGTTGTTACAGGTTGGGCAGATGTAGGAGTGGTTGGAGTTGTGCTTGGAGAGAGCGCTCCTGCACCTGCACCAAAAGGTGATACACCTAAGTTTGCATATAACTGTGAGTAATCAGTTGGAGTAGTAGGTGTACCGTATTGTGAATATGGAACAAATCGAGCAGGACCTGTTGGTGTTGTGCGTGGTTTTAATGTACCTAGCGCTGTCATGTCTACACCTTTATTTACAGGCTGTTCTGTAGAGTTAAGCATCTGCGCAATAAGTGTACCTAGTAAAGCGCCTGATACTCCGCTGTTACCCAATAAATTACTAATTGTATTTATAACACCTGAACCTGATGTGTTTGATGTATTTACAGGATTAGTTAAATTTGATTGTGTTGCAACAGGCGCTGATGATGTACTAACAGATTGTGGCATTTGATTAGCTACAACTTGATCTGTAAATGATGTACCGCCGTCTGCAAATCTTGGTACAGATCCGCCGTTCTTAAATAATGGTGTTGCTAATCCGCCTCTCACAGAGCCTCCGTCTTTTATGTATGTAGTGCTACCTGATGTGTAATTGCCATAGTCAAACAAGTCACTAAAATCAAAATCATCGTATTCACTTGAATCAAAAGCAGGTATGCCCATAAAGTCTCTGAAGAAGCTAAATGAATCATCAACAACATCAAAGTTTGAATCGTAATAATTACCTGTATCAGGTTCGTAGTAATATCCATTGCCGTATTCTAAAACTAAATTACCTGTGTAATCGTAAATATCACCTGCAGAGTTTTGATAAAACTGAGCTGTGTCTTCAACATTTGGATCATAACCACCGCCATCCATAGTGCCACCTGATATGACATTGCTTGGATTGTAATAGATTAATGTTCCATTTGCATCATAGACGTTACCAACAGAGTCTTGAAAATATTGATTACCTGTTTGTGTTGTACCACCTGTAGTACCGCCCGAACCTGTGCCTGCTTCAAAACCAAAGTTACCTGTATTAGTGCCTAAGTTAGTTCCACCAATTTTGTCGTTTGGAAGACCAATAACTTCACCTGTAGATAAGTTTGTACCTGACACTACATAGTTAGGTTGCCCATTTGTCATTCCATAGTTTGTATTCAGCCAATTTTGAGCTTCACTGATAGAAACACTTGAAGGAACTTTTACATTGTTAACACTACCTATGTTCCCTGTTGGCGTTCCACCTGAAGGACCTGATGGACCTGATGGTTTATTAGGGTCGGTAGGTTGATTTGTGTTTTGATTTGGTCTATTTCCTGTTAACGCTGTAGCACCTCTATTGCCCATTAAGTTACCTAGCGCATAACCTAAAAGAGCACCTGCACCTGTTGGCACCTCGTTCTTTTCCATAGCAACTCTAGGCATTGGCATGCCTGTAGAACCTACGGATGTTGTAGTAGTAGGAGCTGTAGCTATTGCGGGTGTTCCGCTTAGATTAAGGCTTGCAGGGTCGATTGTTTGTGGAAGTGCCATAATTTATCCTTATGCTATACCCAAGCTTTTAAGCCAATTTGTATCAGTCACAGGCGTTAATTTGCTGACATCCACTTTGGTTGGAGGGGTTTGAGTTTGATTTGATTGTAAACCACCTGTTGGGGTTTGTGTAGTAGTATTTGTTGTAGGCGTTGTCGGTGTCGTAGGTGTTGTTCCGCCTGTAGTAGGTAATCCACCTGTCAAAGGAGTTAATGTTGTTGGATCTTTTTTAACGGGGGTAACACCTGCTGTTACATTGCTTGGTAAGTTACCTGAAAATGGTCTCAATGTGCTTACATCCACTTTTGAAGGTGGTCTTGGTTTAGTAGGCAAGGAAGGTCTTTGAGGGTCGTTTCCTAAAATTGCGTTTATAACTTTATCAGTCACTACACCTTTTGTAACATTTTCTAGTACTTTAGGAACTACGTTAGTAAGGTAGTTTCCTACACTTGGACCTACGCTAGGAGTTGTAGGCGTAGTAGGCGCAGGAGGTGTTGGTTGACCTATGCCTGTTGAAGGCACCTGTTGTAACGCTTGTTGATAAGCAGACTCTGTATCGTAAGCTACACCACTAAAGCTTGGAAGTCTTTTAGCTTGATCAATAAACTGTTGTTTTGTTGTAGCGTCTTTAGCGGTAGCAATCTTATCTAATATATTAGCTTCGTCTACATTTGCTAAAATAGATTGAGGTATAACAGCGTTAGGATTGTTAGCTTTAATTTGTGTTTCTAGTGCTTTAAGCTCTGCGTTATATGTTGCGGCGCTTGCGTAATCTTTGTTGTCAATTGCTTGAGCTAATTTTACTTGCGCGTTTCCATACTTTTGCATGGGATCGTTGCTTGTGTCATAAGTAGAACCATAGGTTGGTGCATTTGACGTGGTTGATGTAGTTGGTGGTTTTGGTTGATATGGTATAAAGTTTGTTGTTGATACGTCAGGAACTTTTATATCAGCAAAACTAGAGTCAAGCTTCATTCTTGAAATAAGCTGTTGTTGTGTTGCTGTGTCTGTAGCATCACTTAGAGAATTTAGTAAACTTGTTTGTGTTGGATTTAAGTAAGACCCAACAGTTGCATTAGGATCTACCTTAGCAATGTCTTTGTTGTAAGTATTAAATTGTTTATTAAATTCAGCAGCTTTTGTGTAGTCACCTTGAGTGATTGCTTCTGTCATTTTTAATTGTGAGTAATCAGCTTGAATTTGTTTTGTCAATACATCATATTGGCTTTGATACGAGTTTATTTGATCAATTAGGCTAATTTCTCTTGCATATGATTTGTAATCGTTAATAAACTGTGTTGCTTCAGGAGATAATGAAGTTGTAATATCAAAGTATTCTTTATAAGCATTATTTACGGGTTCAGTAAAAACTTTCATATCACTAACAGCTTGATTTGCTTTTTCAGCATACATGTTAGCAGTTGGAATGTCGTTAGCATTTTTTGCCGACTCAAATAAACCTTTATTTGTTTCGTAAATATCAAACAAACTGTCAATGGTGGATTGGTTTGCATTGCGAAATTCTAGTGCTTGATTGTATTTGTTTACTGAATTTACTAAATCAGAATCATATTTTTGTAACTCAGCTTGTATAGACGGAGTCCTTTGAGCATCTAATTTTTCATAAATAGGCTTATTTTCTTCAATTCTTGGAAGTAAATTATTAAATGAATCTTCAAGATTTTTAAGGGTTGGCGCATTTTGTTTTAAAGTGTTCCATGTTTGTCCTAGCGCAGAACCTACCGCACCACTTAACCCTGCCATCCCTGCTGCTTCTAAAATATCAGCGCCCGTAACAGCTGCTGTTACTCCTGCCATAGTTGCATCACCTACAGCATTAGAAATTATGGTAGATACAAAATTATCACCTAAAACATCCTTGATAGCTGAGTTAATAAATCCTGTTGGATTGATGTTAGGAAGACCTAACGAACTTGCAATTGAAGGTAAAAATGGCGTTAAACCTGCGGTCGCTATGTTTGCTAAACTGCCTCCATTAATAGCAGACACGGCTGCGCTACCTATTCCTTTAGCAACCATTATTCCTACATCTTTAGTTAACCCAAACGTAGATGATAGATAACCCCCAAAGCCTGGTGCTATGTAGTGCATAGCCACAGTTGAAATAATAGGCAAAGCATTATCAATCACAAACTCTGCAACTGAGCCTATAACGTCAACTACACCACCAATTACATCACCTACGAATCCACACATTATCTAATTCCAATCTCTAGGTTATATCCAAGAATTTCTCCCTCATTACCATAAGCTCTAATAGGAGAATCATTTACTTCAAACTTAATAGAATTTGCTTTTCTGATTAAACGCAATAAAGACGCATTTCTTACAATACCTGTTAATTTTTTATATCCCCCCACTTTTAATGCTTGACCAAACTCTCGCAACGCCTCTAAAAACTTTTCTTGTGGATCAGCAGAAAATAAATGCGCTTGAGATGCTACAGGGCTTTGTACCCTAAAAAATAAAATAGTATTTCCATGTCGAAGCGCTCTAAATTTATCTGATTTAATAGCGGCGTATACATGAGAATATACATTTTCCCAATCAGCGCTTGGGTCCATTCTTTCCATACCTCGTTTTACAATTTCTTGTGTGCTTAGTGTTTCCTCACTTTTTGGAAACGGCATATCAGAATTTGGTTTATATTCTTTTCTTGGCTTTTCACTTTTTGGCATTATTGTTCTGTCCTTTGATTTACTGTGTTTACAACCGCTGATGCCCAATCTTGCCAATTTTCAAATTGATAGGGATCAGGTATTTGGTTGTTTGTAAATATATCAATAGCGTTTAATCCTACCGCCCATGACTTCCATTCATCTTCATTATCAGAAGGTATTTGTAATTGCTGACCCGAATAAGCTTCGCACATCAAACTTGCCCATGATTGAAATGTATGGTACCTCGGATCGTAAACTAATGATATAGTCATTAGTAACCTCTCACGTCGCCAATATCAGCGCTTAACAATAGATAACCTAGTTGATAATCACCACCCACCACATTACTTTCAAACTTTAATCTTAATTCTCTACGTTGTTCTTTCATGTCAATCTTATGCGTGTTTGGCTCAAAAGGATATGGGTCTGACGTATAGTCTTCTGCTTGCGCGTATGGTCGACCTGTAACGTATAAATTCATTTCGCCACTTTGTATAAAGTCAGGTTCTACTCGTTCAAGTCTTAACCAATAATTAGCACCTTCGGCTGATTGTTGTGCAGGACCACCCGACACCCAACCCAAATTGTTTGTTTCAAAATAGCTTTGTAAAGCAAGTGGCTCATTACCTACAATTGCATCTGTACCAACTTCATTTTGATATAAGCTAACTAAATTTTGTATGTCGTCATTTGCTAATAAAAGCTCAAAATTAGATCCCGCAGGGATAAATTGACCTGTGATTGTTATGCTTCCTGTTGCTGTGGATGAAAGATCTACAATATAGGTACCGACTCCGCCATTACCTGAGCTAAATGCTGAAATTCTAGTTCCTCCTGTAATTCCTGATCCTGTCACATATTGACCTACATAAAGCGTACCTGAAGTCACAGCGGTAACTGTCATGATAGTACCACTTACAGAACCTGTGACTACTGCAATTTCTTGAGTTAAAATATCATTAACCGCATAACCTGATCCTTTGTTAAACATAGTTACATTTGTGACTATGCCACCCGCTACTACTATATCGGCTGAAGCACCTGTTCCTGTAACGCTACCTGTTAAAGCAACATTATAGTAAGTCCCGTTTGTATAACCTGATCCTGCATTGCTAATTGTTGGGTGGCTTGTAATAGCTCCTACTGTGTTAATGTCCCAATCCATATTAATTGGATAATGAAAAACTTGAGAGAAGTAACCTGCTGATCTTCTTGTTCCTAAAGCTTCGCCTGCGTCGTACCAACAATTTTCTCGAATGTTATAGATAATTGCATCATTACATTCTTCAGAATCTCCTCTTGGGTAGAACCACCACACTTCTCCAAAACGAGGAACTTTTGTTGCATAAATTTTTTGTCTTTGTGCGTAATTTAAATTATCAAAAAAATAGTTTTGATTCATGGTGTTTGGAATTTCTTTTACAACACCGTTATATAGTAGAAAACGGTCAACACCACACCAATAGTAAATACCGTCATATTCAATAACTGATGAAGATGAAAGAATAGAAGTTTGTGACGAGATAATATCGTAACGCCAATAAAGCGTTGCGCCATAATCACCGCTGTTAGGTATACCAATGTTGGTAGGCGCATAGCTTACGCGTATAAGAGAATCAAGGGACCAAAACAATCCTGAAGGAGCGTTAGAACCGCCTCGAAGTGGAAGACCTTTTACTATTTTTGTAGAGGATACATTGGTTTCGTTTGCGTCAGCAGACACCCAATCATCTATATTTCCTGCTGAATTATTTCTAATTAATCCGTTGTTGCCATATACAAACGTGTAGGGATGTAAGACTACTACCCCACCTGACACATCAACTTGGTTGTCAAATGTTAGTGTAGCAGTTGCGTTTGTAGCTGTTGCGTTATTAGATAAGGTAACGGTTAAACTTACAACTGATACTACAGTTGTGTTTGCAGGAATTCCTGTACCTGTTACTGTTTGTCCTGCACCTATTAATGCATTAGTAGAAGCTAGTGTAAATATAGGAGATCCGTTTGTAATACCGCCTACCGCTGTAAATACGCCGATAGCGGTTAAAGAGTTACCTGTGATGTCTCCACCCAATACAGGGGTAGTAGTTTCGTTTGCTATGTCGTTTAAATTTAAACCAGGGTGCGCAAGAAGTGTTTGATCACCACTACCCTGAGCATCAAATGTTGAATCAAATTGCCAAAGGTTAGCGTCATTTGCGGTGAAATCTGAAAGAGTAAAATCAACGACACCTGTACCAACGCCAAGATTATTGATGAGTAAGCCTTGAACCCCATTGTTATATCCGTTAAAAACTCTATTAAAATTACGTTGTGGATCTAAGTATACGCCTCGAGAAGGACCTGCAAAATTGTCAGTAATCTCACGGTAACCTAATATTTTTCTAGGACGACCGCGTTGAAATCTAACCCATTGACCATCAGTATAAACAGCTCTGTCAAATACAGTACCGTCTCGTTGAATGCCAGGTTGGGTATCGAGGGCAAAAACCTTTTTTGTCATTAGGTAAAGATTCCGCCAAGAATCCCTCCGCTAAATACTCCTGCTCCATTTACAGTAATGCCTGATGCATTTACTTCAAATCGATTAGTACCTAATATAGAAACATTCCACGCACCTCCACCTGATCTAAAAACACCTGTTGTAGGTTCCGATGCAAAGTAAAGAGATGGTGTTCCTGCGCTACCATTAGCTAAAGCGTTCACAGACGCACCTGCTTGTACAGTATTGGCGTTAAAGAAGTTAACACCGTCACAAATAAGTGTTGATTGGTTACCCGCGGCTATTGTTGCATCAGCTCCGCCTGCTACACCTGTTGTAATAGTTAATGAAAAACCACCTGCAATAACTTGATTACTTACAATATAGAATGCGACAACAGGAGGGTATGTAACAGTAACATTACTCGATAACGTACCTACATACTCTTGAATGAGAGACGTACCTTCGGTTGCAGATAACGAATAAGATCCTCCTGTCACTTCCTTAGTAATTGAAGAAAACAAGAATCTAGTACTTACACCGTAACCTACGGTTACAAAGTCTGAACCATCACAAACTATAATACATGACTCGTTAGGTTGGAATGATTTAGAGGAAGCAAGATCAATTGTATTGATTCCTGTAGTCGATATAGTAAGTGTACCTGTACCATTATTTTTAAAGAAACAAAACCAATTATTACCTAATGTAGAAGCAGCGGGTAATGTAGCAGATCCTGTACCACCACCCCAAACCTTTGTTTGACTTCTGTCTGTAGTATTAAATGTATATCCTGCGGTAACACTTGATACAGGAGCTGTTTGATTAAGTGTTGCTCCTTCGGCTTCCAAACCAAATCCTGCCAATGTCGTTGCGTCAGGGGATGATGTACCAATACCTAGTGCAATGTTTGACCATGTACCTGAAGCGGTAGAGTTGTTAGTAATGTAGAAATATCTTGTTCCACCCGCTGTAATAGTACCTAATGTAGCTCCCGTAGAGCTTTTAATAGTTAATGTAAAAGCACTTGGGTTTTTAATGAAGGCGTCTTGACCTACTGATACTTGATTTGCAGGAGGCATGAATACAGACAAACCACTTGTTGATGGTGTGATGTCCATAATACGAGCCGCTACGTTTGTCGATGTATTTCCATTAACAGGCCATACAAGCGTTAAGTCAGCAGAGATTGAATACGATGCGTAACTTACGTCGGTAGGTTGAACAACGTCTCCTGTAAAGGGGGAGGTGTATGTAGTCATAATTAAGTATCAAGAACAGTTGCCTGTCTGTCTCCAATTCGTTGAGTATTTTCTGTTTTAAGCGTATTCATGATAGCTTGATATTGTGCTTGCCACATAGGAAGACGCTCGTCATTTTTTAAGAAAGGCATAGCTTGTAGGAGTGAACCATAAAGCATTGCTTGTGGTGCATATATAGTGAACCAATTAGTTTGGTTTGTAGAATCTAATGGTTGTACGCGTTCGTAGTATAGAACTTCAAAGCTATAAGTTGATGCAGGGGTAGGAGCGACCAACCAATTGTCATAGTTGTAATCGCAATAAAATTTAGGTACACCTGTTTGTGTGTCATCAGGCCAATACTCTCTTAGGTATTCATATTTACGAAGTAAAACAGGTTGACGTTCACCTGCTACAGTAATGTTCATAGACACAGTCTTGTGCCAACGAGCAGGCTTTTGTAGCGTGTTTTGACCTATCGTAAATGTTGAGTTAGCTACATTAAGGTTACCTAGAAACTTAATTTCAGACGCAATGACTTGCTCTGCAAGCATGATAAATAGTGGGATCTTTTCGAGCGTAGCTGTGTCTGTACGCTCTAGGTATGATTGAATGTTTTCAACCAAGCTATCATATGTCATTGCTACTGCTGTTGTCATTCTATACCCTTTAAAAAT